AGACCATACAAAAAAGAATACGAACAGTATCAGGGTAAACCCGAACAAATAAAGAACAGGGCTAAGCGTAACACAGCCCGTGCGGAGCTAATGAAAGAAGGAAAGGTATCAAAAGGGGATGGAAAAGACGTCGACCATGCAAAACCTCTCAGCAAGGGGGGTACAAGTGCTAGAGGCAATCTCAAGGTTAAATCCGCTAGCGACAACAGGTCGTTCAGCAGGAACTCAGATCACACCGTCAAGCGGAATGCCAGCAAAAAATAGCATCCTAACGGACTACAACTGGCCTGGAAAACACAAACCGTTTGCGCATCAAAAGCAGACCTCTGAGTTTTTAACGCTACATCGCAAAGCCTTTTGCTTTAACGAGCAGGGTACTGGTAAAACAGCTAGCGTAATATGGGCAGCAGACTACCTGTTAAATTTAGGTGTCATACGTCGCATACTGGTGGTGTGCCCCTTATCTATTATGCGGTCAGCATGGCAACAAGACCTGTTTAAGTTTGCAATCCATCGCACCTGTGACATAGCCCATGGCAGTTCAACCCAGCGCAAGAAGGTTATTGCCAACAATGCTGAGTTTGTCATCATTAACTATGACGGCGTAGACATCGTCAAACAAGAGATACTAAATGGTGGGTTTGACTTGCTTGTAATAGACGAAGCAAGTGCGTATAAGAACGCACAGACAACCCGCTGGAAAACACTTAGGGACATAGCTAATCAAGTCAAAGGCATGTGGATGCTTACTGGTACTCCAGCAGCACAATCACCCGTAGACGCATTTGGCCTAGCCAAGCTTATTAATCCTAATAACACCCCTAAATTTTACGGTCAGTTCCGTGACCAAGTAATGTACAAAGTAGGTACGTATCGCTGGATACCAAAGCCACAGGCACAACAAGTTGTACATAAAGTGTTACAACCTGCTATTCGGTTTGAGAAAGACCAGTGTCTAGACTTACCTGACGTGACGTTTGTAGAACGAGATGCCCCCCTTACTGCACAGCAAATGAAGTATTACAAATTGCTTAAGAAACAAATGCTGATTCATGCAGACGGAGAACAAGTCACTTCAGTAAACGCAGCTACTAACATCAATAAACTCCTGCAAATATCTGGCGGTGCGGTGTATACCGATACTAAAGAAGTAATTGAATTTGATGTATCCAATCGATTACAAGCCATTAAAGAAGTTATCGAAGAAGCGTCACACAAAGTACTGGTGTTTGTACCCTTTACACATACTATAGAATTACTAAAGACTTTTTTGACCGCCGCTCACATTACTTGTGAAGTCATTAATGGCAAAGTGCCTATTAATAAAAGACACGAAATAATCCAAGACTTCCAAGATACTGAAAACATTAGGGTATTAATAATTCAACCGCAAGCAGCATCCCATGGGTTAACACTAACTGCTGCGAACGTAATCATTTGGTATGCTCCTGTGACCAGTGTGGAAACATACTTGCAAGCTAATGCACGTATTAACCGCCCGGGGCAAAAGAACCCCATGACCATTGTGCATATCAAAGGTAGTGATGTAGAAGCAAAGCTGTACAAGATGTTAAGTAACAACATAGACAACCATACAAAAATAATTGATCTATACCGACAAGAAATTGAAGATATAGCTTGACAATGTCAAAGTGGTTGGTATACTAGTAGTTCGCAACAAGAAGGAGCTAATGATGGAGAATGCAATAAATAATTTGCATGAAGTACCAGCGGATAAACTTGCCGAGGTCTACATCAAGATCAGAGACAAGAGGGCTGAGATTAAAGAGAAGTTCGAAGCAGAGGATGCGTCATTGAAGGAGCAACAAGATTTACTAGCGGAAGAGATGCTAGAAGTTTGCTACGAAAACAACGCTGACAGCATTAAAACACCAGCAGGGACAATCATTCGTAAAGTGGATACACGGTACTGGACGACGGATTGGGATTCTATGTATCAGTTCATACAAGAACACGATGCATACCCCCTGCTCGAGAAGAGGATACATCAAACTAACCTCAAGCAATTTCTCGATGAGAATCCGAATCTGTTACCTGCTGGTTTACAAGCAGACAGAAAATACACCGTGGTCGTTAGAAGGAGCAAAACATGAGCAACGTTTCTATTTTTAAGCAGCAAAACTCAGTAGCAACTAATCGTGAGGTTAGCGAATTATCTAAAGCCTTAGCTGGTGGGGGTTCAGCACCTACTAGTCGTCGTATTACTATGGCAAAAGGTGTATTCCGTCGCATCGTAAATGGTAAAGAAGCTGGCAAAGTTAAGGATGGTTTTATTAATGCCATCATTATTAATGCGTTACCAAAAGTATCTCGTCAGTTCTACGCATCTGCGTATGATCCTGATGCAGCTCCAACATTGCCTGATTGCTGGTCTAACCTAGGTGATGTACCTGATGCCAAAGCAGCTAATAAGCAGTCTTCTAGTTGTGCTAACTGCCCACAGAACATTGATGGTTCAGGTGCTAACGGTAAAGGTCGTGCATGCCGATTTAATCGCCGTATAGCGGTGCTACTCGAGAACGATATGAGTGGTGATGTTTATCAATTCAACATCCCTGCTAAGTCATTGTTTGGCAAGGGTGTGGGTAATACACATCCATTCGAGAGCTACACCAAGTTCTTACCTGCTAACGGAGAAAGCATTGATCGTATCGTTACTCAGATTGCATTTGACGAGAACGAGACTGCAGACGTTCTTCAGTTCACAGCAGTTCGCCATTTAAATGACGACGAGATTGATGTAGTTATTGCAGCTCAAGCTACCCCTGAAGCTAGGAACGCTGTAGCTCTTACTGTTGCTCAGCAAGATGGTGTTGTTAAGTTACCCCCAGCGGCAGCAGCTGCAGCTAAAGTAGCTGTTCAAGTAGAGGTAGAAGAAGTTGACGAGCCTGTTGTTAAACGAGCTAAGAAAACTGAAGTGCCACCTTCTGCACCTAAGGCTAAACTGTCTGATGTTGTTAATGCTTGGTCGGACAGCTAAATATGACTTACGGCTATAGTGCAAAAACTATTCAGCTAAATAAAGAGGCGGACAAAAACCGCCTCGGCATTGCTCTTGGTAGGGCGGCTATCAAGCTTGGTATATCAGTTGCTGATATAGCTCTCACTATAGGTGTTAGTCGGCAGACTGTTTATAACTGGTTTGTAGGGACACACGACCCTAAGCCGATATATACCAAAGCCGTAACGAAGCTGCTGGATGGTTTTGTAAAGCACATAAAAGAATCAAATCTGAAGTAAAGCAACCTAGTAGTAAAGGGAGGGGGGACTAGTCCCCCTTTTTTTCCCCAACAACGAGATAACAATGGCAAATATAGACCTACTAAACAGAGTGCAAAGCCCCGATGGATGGCTTACCGTGCTCGGCTTAAAAGGTAAATCTGCTATACAAGAGCTTGTTCAAACACGAGAAGAATTTGATAAGTACGTAGAAGAGTTTATAGCTAAGGGCAGAGACGTCTATTTTGGTGTCGCTAAGTTTGAGACTAACTTAAACCGCAAGAAAGAAAACGTAAAAGACCTCAAAGCATTTTGGCTTGACTTAGATTGCGGCGAGATAAAAGCCGAAGTAAACCCCAAGACAAACCGTCCTGAGGGGTACATTGACCAAACAACTGGTCTCATAGCGTTACAACAATTCTGCAAATTAATTGGATTACCTAGACCTTTACTTGTTAACTCAGGTAGGGGCATCCATGCATACTGGCCTCTTACCGCACCTATTAGTCGGGAAGAATGGGAACCAGTTGCTAATCGTTTGAACGAACTATGCGTATTGCATAACCTTTATGTCGATGCAAGTGTATTTGAGATAGCTAGGGTGCTTAGGGTTCCTGGCACATTAAACTTTAAAGATAATCCACCTAAGCCAGTAGAGCTAATAGCTGATGCACCCGATGTTGAATACGAGACGTTTAAGAACATTCTAGGCGTTAAAGAAGCACCAAAGAAACCTACTGCCCCTAAAGAGTTAAGTGAACTACAAAAAGCCATGGCTGCTAATACCGTATCTCGGTTTAGCAAGATTATGATCCGTAGTGCGAACAATGAGGGCTGTGCACAGTTACTGTACCAATACCAAAATCAAGAGTTTGTATCTGAGCCTATGTGGTTCAATGCCCTGTCTATTGCGCACCGTTGCATAGATAGAGAAAAAGCAATCCACAAGATTTCAGAGAATCATCCTGAGTATTCACCTGAAGTTACAGAGGAAAAGGCAAGCCATACAGCGTTTGCTCAGCGTTGCAGTACCTTTGAGAAGAATAACCCGGGGGGTTGTGATGGTTGCCAATGGAAAGGGCGCATCGGTTCACCTATTGCACTGGGTAGAGAGATAGTAAAAGCAGAACAAACTGAAGTCCATGAAACACAAGAGCTAGATGATGCAGCATCGTACAGAGTACCTTCTTTCCCATACCCCTATTTCCGTGGCAAGAACGGTGGCATCTACATAACTATAAAAGACGAGGAAGAGTCAGAACCAGTTTGTGTATACGAACACGATTTATATATTGTGAAGCGCATGCACGACCCAGACCCTGCAGTTGGTGAATTGGTATTACTGCGGTTGCACTTACCCAAAGACGATGTACGAGAATTTACACTCCCGTTGTCTGCCGTAGCTGTAAAAGAAAGATTACGTGAAGCGCTATCCACAAAAGGCGTGGCAGGTATGCCAAAGCAGATGGATCAATTGATGGCGTTTTTAATGTTGTTTATAAAAGAATTGCAATACAAAGGAAGGGCAGAACTAATGAGGACTCAATTTGGTTGGGCGGATAAAGAAAGTAAATTTATTATTGGTGACAGAGAGATTAGCAAAGATGGTACATTCCATAGTCCACCTTCTGCGAACACAAAGCAGTTTGCCGAAGTAATGCATGCTAGAGGCACACTAGAGAAGTGGAAAGAGGTATTTAACTTATATGGTGCGCCTGGGTTAGAACCTCATGCGTTTGCTGCGCTTACTGCGTTTGGGGCCCCTCTACTTAAGTTCACTGGGCATAGCGGAGCAATCGTAAACCTTATCCATAAAGAATCGGGCACGGGTAAGTCAACTGCGTTGTATATGTGTAACAGCGTGTATGGGCACCCTGACAAGCTGGCAGCGATTTGGAAAGACACCCTAGCAGCTAAGATGCTTCACTTAGGGATTATGAATAATCTGCCGTTTACCGTTGACGAGATTACCAACATCAGCCCTGCAGAGTTTTCTACTTTGGCTTACAGCATGTCACAAGGACGCGGGGCTAATCGGTCTAGGGCGGATAAGAATGAGCTGCGTATTAACAACACCACTTGGCAGACCATATCTTTAGCCAGTTCTAACGCTAGCTTCTACGAGAAACTTGGAGTGCACAAGAACAGTCCGGATGGTGAGAG